GAGAGGCTTGGTGCCCTTCTCGATTCCCAAGATTTCACTTTACCTGGGTATACGGACAAGGTCGTGTTTGCGAAATCTGAGATTTTGATCAAGAGCGATGGTGCTCAACCCCGTGTCGTTTATCAAGGGGGCGACATGTACAATCTTGTGATGGGGGCCATCGTCTATTATTTGTCTCGTCGTATGTCAGAGGAATTGTCACGCAGTAACCCTAGGAACAAAGGGAATGAGATCATATACTGCGTGGGGATGTCTGCCGACGAGATTGCTGATATAGTGCACCATACTTCGGGCCAGGTCTATGAGAATGATTTCAAAAACAACGACGGCACGCAGCCCGCCGGTGTTAGGAAGGATGAAGCCATGTTTTATTATAAACTTGGCGCACCAAAGTGGTTTGTTCGGGAGTTTGCTGCTAACACCAGTGTGAGGGTATTCACACGCTACGGTGTTAAAGGGAAAGTGAGGGGTCAAAGATGGTCCGGTGAAGTTACTACAACTACCGGCAATGGATATGTCAATATTTGCACCTCACTTGCGGCACTGGAGCTTGCTCATATTACGAAGAGTACTACTTTGATTTACGGGGATGATGGAATTACATACACACAGCAGGATCGGAGTGCGTTGAAGAACGGCTTCGACTGTGTCGCACAAGAACACGGCATGGAGTGCACTGGTCAAGTCGTGGAGAAGAGAGAACAAGGAACGTTCCTCCGCAAGCGCTTCGTGCAGAGTGTGAAACGTACTTTCCCCGTACCATCATTTGGCCGTGTGTTGGCCAAGTTGCCCGTTAGAAGTAATTTTAACAGGGCCGTTAGTGATGACGATTACATGGCAGGTAAGTTGCTGTCTGCCGCGTATGAACACCGACACATTGCCTCTATAAGAGGTCTCCTATTGAGCACAGCCGAGCAGTTATCGCCGACCCCTTTCCTGGACATGAGGAATCAGGCCATGGCGTACAAGTACACTGCAGAGGAACTTAGGAATATGACTATCAATGCAAATGTCATCGATCCTGATGTGTTGGGCTCCTTTCTCTACAACGTTTATAACGTGTGGGAGCCCGACCTTATTGACTGTTACGCATCCGTGTGCGATGGAATCCTAGGGTTCCAGAGAGTCAATAGGAAGTCAGGGAAGCAGAACGTACTCCTAGCGCCCCGGATACCAAGGGCGCTATGGGACACTTCATTCGAAAGTCTAATAGCTATTGATGTCTCTCTGTAACTGTTTTCTGATATGAGTCCGTGGGTTTTCGTTGGTTTACCTACGTAAAATACAAATACCTTTC